CTGATATTTATGGGTCTGATGCTTTACTACAACATGCGGATGTGGTAATGGGTATTAATAAACCTTCTGTAAGAAAGATTAGGTTGTATGGTCCGGAAAAATTTATTATTGCGGATGAAGACATCTTAGTGTTTCATTTCCTTAAATCAAGGAATGGTACCACTAGGATAAGCTTCTTCAGACTTGATAGAACTTTAATGAGGATTATAGAAGTACCAACACCTCCCACCGCAGTTAAACCAAAAATTTCAACAACATGAGTGTAACAACAGTAAGAAAAACAAGAGAGAAAGAATTCTATGTGAATCACATAGAAACTTTTAAGAAAGTAGGTGAGTCTGATCCTGCATTCTTGATTAAAACTGCCTTTTTTCAAAAAGGTAAGTATGGTAGACAAGTACAATTTTTTGAGTCTGAATTAAATAAGGGTCAAGATTTGTATGTAGAGTTTTATGACAATGTAACTGATAACTCTGGTACAGTTGTAGATGTAAAACCATTCTATGAAAACAGACAATTGTTTAGATATAGGTATAATCCTTTCTATTCAGAAGAATATGATAAAAAAAGTGGTGTATCTTCTGCAGGATCTGACTATTCATTATTTACAGTTCCATTACAAGAATTATTAGCTGTTAATCCTGACGGATCTACACTTAGTTATGGTTTGTTTGAGAAAAGACTTGCTGAGATTGAAGAAAAGAAGAAAGGTTCTGACTTTGATATGGATTTACCAAGACTACAGAATTCTTTAGTTGACAACAATGATTTTCCTGATTTTACAGAAGCATTGAAACCAAAAACTAATAATTCTGTGTCAGAGATTAAATCTATTCCTAGCATTCCAGATGTAAATATTGCTGAAATGACAATTGCAGATTTTGCAGCTATTATGACAGGGAAACCTATTAGCAGCAGACCATGGTTAAATGATTTAATTAGTAAGTAATGAGTATAGTACTTCCAACTACAAAGGTAAAGGCTCAGAGAGCTAATCCTAAAAGATTGGTTATCTACTCAAAACCTAAAACAGGTAAAACTACTTGTTATGCTGGTCTTGAGAATAATCTTATCTTAGATTTAGAACATGGTGCGGATTTTATTGAAGCATTGAAAGTTCCTATTACTAGTTTACAAGAATTATTGGATACTGGTAAAGCAATTAGAGAAGCTAACAAACCTTACAAGTACATTACTATTGATACTGTAACAGCATTGGAAGAAATGATTCACCCACTTGCAGTGAAACTTTACAAACAAACACCAATGGGTAAAAATTTTGATGGTGATAACATTACTACTCTACCAAATGGTGCAGGATATTTGTATATTCGCCAAGCTTTTTTCCAAGTGCTGGATTTTGTAGATACCTTAGCTGATCATGTAATCCTATCAGGACACATTAAAGATAAGCAAGTTGATGACAAAGGTGAAATGGTTATGGCAGCTAATATAGATTTGACAGGTAAAATCAAATCTTTAGTGTGTGCTAATGCTGATGCAATTGGTTACATGTACAGAAAAGGTTCTAAAACTATACTAAGTTTTAAAACTAATGATGAAGTAACTTGTGGTGCAAGACCAGATCACTTGAGAAATCAAGAAATAGTAATTGCTGATTCTAGTGAAGGACAATTGAATGTGTCTTGGAATGAAGTATATATTTAAAAAAAATAAGTTTAACAATTAAAAAAAGTAAAAAAAAGATGGCTTTAAGTACAACTGATTTAGGAACAGGCTCCGGGATGCCTAAAACAATTACACCAGGTAATCATGTTTTAAAAATTAATTCTATTACATTAGAAGATTTCTCATTTATTGAAGGTGCATACCACTTGATGTTAAATGTAGAAACACCACCTATTGCTGATTATGAAGGTTTTATGATTGACAAAGATGATGAAAGCAAGGGTCGTTATGCAGGTCAAATTGGTAGAGTGAAAGCAAGCCAATATGCATTTGCTGATGGTGAGACTAAAACTGGTGTTAAGATTCAAAGAAATAGATCTATCATGATTTTCTTGAAAAACTTAGCACATACATATGGTGCTGATGAATGGTTTGTAGCACAAGATAACAAGTTTGATACTATTGAAGACTTTGTTAAAAACTTTAGTGAAAATGCTCCAATCAAAGACACATATCTTAAATGGTGTGTAGGTGGTAAAGAATATATGGGTAAGACTGGTTATACTAACTATGACATGTATTTACCAAAAAGTGAAGGTAATAAGTATGCTTATGGTAATGTTGAAAATGGTAATATTGTTGAGTATAATGAGGCTAAACACCTTAAAAAGCTTGAAGTAGTTGAGAAAAAAGAATTTGGAACACAAGAAGATGATTTTTCTATTCCAAGTAAGAATGCTGCTGACTTTAGCTTAGATTAAAAGTAATTAACTTTTGAGAAAGGGGGTCTCAGTGCTCCCTTTTTTATTCTAAAATAAATTGTTATGATTTCTACTAAAGCAATTATATATGATTTGAATCAGGTTCCTACAGAATGGCCTTTTGAATTTTATCTTAATCTTCCAGAAAAACTCACTGGACAAGATGTTAAAATCAAATCCGTATTTTCTGCAGAAAAAACACCTTCATTTTGTATATATTCAGATAAAATGGGTAAATACAGGTTTAAGGATTTCTCTACTGGTAAATCTGGTGATACAATTGATTTTGTGTTACACTATTATAATCTAGAGTCTAGAGGTATTGCTGTAAGAAAGATAATGGATGATTATTCTGATTATGTTTCAAGAAATGATATAACTCCTAGAGAATATAAACCAGAGAGTAGATATGAAGTTTCTGATTATGAAATCAGACACTGGAATAATCTTGATCAAGATTTTTGGTTAAGCTATAAGATAGGTTCTAAAGTATTAGACAAACACAATGTTCAACCACTGAAGTATTTTATACTTAGTAAAAGTGATCAAGATGGTGCTATAAAAGAGCTCCGGTTTGAAAATAACTATACATATGGTTATTTCAAAAATGATGGTACACTATATAAAATCTATCAACCTAAAAATAAGGTCAGCAAGTTTATTAAAGTTTCTGATTATATTCAGGGTTCTGAACAAATTACTTTTGAAAGCAAGTATTTAATAATTACCAAATCTTTAAAAGATATCATGTCTTTCAAAACTCTTGGGATTGGTAATGTAGAAACAATTGCACCAGATAGTGAGAATTCAATGATTGCAGAAAATATTATGAAGAAGTATATCCAAAAATATGCTAAGATTATATTAATTTTTGACAATGATGAGCCCGGTATTGAAGCAGCTAAAACTTATAAGAAAAGATATGGTTTTGATTATATAGTTCTTCCATGTGAGAAAGATATATCTGATACTGTAAAAGCAAGAGGTCTTGAAGAAACAAGAAATATAGTATTCAAATCAATAAAAGCACTATTATGAATCAACCAATAGATTTTTGGACATATCAAGGTAAGGTATTTGGTGAGCTAGATATTCCAGAAGGAGGAATAGGATTTATTTATCTTATGACAGCTATAATAGATGGTAAGTCTGTTTCTTATATAGGCAAGAAGAATTTTTTTGCTAATATAAAAAGACCGTTAGGTAAAAAAGCTTTGGCTATGAGTACTGATAAGAGACTTAAAAAGTATACTAGAGTTCTTAGACCAGATTTTCTTAATTATTATAGCTCTAATAAAATACTGAAAGAAGCGCACAAAATGGGTGTAAATATTAAAAGAGAAATTCTTAGAATATGTTACTCAAGTACTGAGCTTACATATTATGAATGTAAATATTTATTTTGTAATGACTGTATATTAAATGATAATTATCTCAATTCTAATATTTTAGGAAAATTTTATAGAGGAAAAATTTAGTTTTAATTGTTTGTTAAAGTAAAATACTTTATATTTATATTAAAATTTAGTTTCTAATATGAAAACAGGTATTTATAAAATTTTAAACAAAGTTACAGGTAAATTTTATGTTGGTTATGCTACTGATATACAAAATAGATGGTATGGTCATAAATCAAAACTTAGAAGAAATTTACATCCAAATAAGTATTTACAATATGCTTGGAATAAATATGAAGAAAACAGTTTTGAATTTATTATTGTTGAAGAATGTTCAAGAGATAAGCTATGTGAAAGAGAATATTTTCATATAACATTATATAAATCTACTGATAGAACTATTGGTTATAATATTGAACCTGGTGATCCGCAACATCCTATAAGAAAACCTTCAAAAAAAGAAATACAAAATTTTGTTAATATAAACAGTAAAATTGTTAAATGTCCAACTTGCGGTAAAGAAGTAAATTATCCTAATTTTTGTAAATATCATGGTAATAACTGTGGAAAAAAAGTTAAACATACAGAAGAAACTAAACTTAAAATTTCAGAAAAAGGTAAAGGTAGAGTAGTATCTAAAGAAAGTAGAGAAAAAGCTAGATTATCCATGTTAGGTAGAAAGTATTCTTTAGAACATATTCAAAAGATGAAAGCTAATAAAATCAAGTTTAAACATACTGAGTTTACTAAAGAAAAAATGAGAAATAATCCTAATAGAAATATTAAAGTTTATCAGTATAACTTAGAAGGTTTGTTAGTTGGAGAGTATAAAAGCATTATTGAAGCAAGTAAAATAACAGGTGTTGCAGTATCAACAATTACTAAACATTGTAAAGAAGATATAAACTTTAACAGTGGTTTACAACACAGATGGTCTTATTCTAAATACTTAAATTATGAACTTGCTCTTC